TACAACAAGTTTGAAATAACAGAGGGCACGACTATTACATTAGACGCTGGAGAATATGAGTATAAAATCTATGCTCAAACATCTGACACCAACACTGACCCTGCTCTTGCGAATGAGTTAGTAGAGAGAGGAATTGTTAAGGTTGATTTTGACCCAACGGCAGCGACACAATACACCGTTGAACTGAATGAGAAAATATACGAAATTGAAGCACCTGAAGCAATCGCTTACCTATTACTCGAAAGCGGTGACTTCCTACTTCAAGAAGATGACTCTAAAATATTATTATAAATGCCAGATAAAAAAATAAGTGCATTAGACGCAATAGTATCGGTAGATGACGCTGATGTCCTGCCGATATTTGACACGAGCGTTGCAACTACGAAGAAAGTAAACGTGAGCCAAATCAAGGCTCTCGCACCTGTGCAATCTGTCGCAGGTAAAACTGGAACTGTTACCCTTGCCAAAGGGGATGTTGGACTCTCAAATGTTGATAATACTGCTGATGCTGATAAACCTGTTTCGTCTGCTACTCAGACCGCCTTGAACGCTAAACAAGACACTCTTGTAAGTGGAACTAATATAAAGACCGTAAACTCTACTTCTCTACTTGGAAGCGGCAACATTGAGATATCTTCTTCTGTTGCTTGGGGAGGCATTACAGGCACGTTATCAAGTCAAACCGATTTGCAGTCAGAACTTGACGGTAAAGAGGACACCATCACAGGAGCAGCGACTACTATAACAAGTTCAGATTTGACTGCATCTCGTGCGGTTACTTCCTCAGCAACGGGTAAAATAGAGGTTTCTTCAGTGACATCTACTGAACTCGGATACGTTAGCGGAGTAACAAGTGCTATTCAAACGCAAATAGACGGCAAACAAGCAACCATCACAGGTGCGGCTACAACTATCGACGATACAGATTTAACGGCATCAAGAGCGTTGGTTTCTGACGGAAGCGGTAAGGTTGCAGTGAGTGATGTTACATCAACGGAATTAGGATATTTGGATGGGGTGACCAGTGCGATACAAACGCAAGTCGATTCTAAGACTCCAAAATTAATTAGTTTAAACGCTCAAACGGGAACGACTTACACATTGGTTTTGGGTGATGCTGACAAATTGGTTGAAATGAACAATGCGGCTGCTAACACTTTGACTGTTCCACCTAATTCAAGCGTAGCATTTAGCACAGGGACACAAATAATCGTGGTACAAAAAGGAGCAGGAACAACTACTATCGCAGCAGGTTCGGGCGTGACTTTGTTATCTAAAGATTCAGCCTTAGGAATAGGCGGTCAATATGGTGCGGCTACTTGTATAAAGATAGCAACTGATACTTGGTACGTTATTGGTGACTTAGCATGATAAGAGCGACAATAGGAATATTAGCAAGTCAGGGCGGTTTTGATGCGGATGCACAAGCATTCTTTGACCGAGTTGATACGGCAGGGGGTACGCTTTCAGCAACAGAAAAAGAAGCAGTCAATCAGTTAGTGCTTGATATGAAAGACGATGGTATTTGGTCATCTATAAAAGCGATTTATCCAATGGTTGGTGCAAGTGCAGCAGCGTGTAAGCAGAATTTAAAGAGTTCAAGTTTTACGGGTACATTTACAAGTGGTTGGACTTTTGCAAGTACGGGGGCTACACCTAATGGAACGAGTGCATATATGGATACTACTTTAGTTCCCAATACAAGTTTAAATTTAGACGATGCACACATTTCCGCATACTCTAGAACAAATAGTGGAGTTGAAGGGGCAGATATAGGTGCTTCGGATTCTGGCTTTTATCCAGGAGGTATTTATATAGTTCAAAAATGGTCGGATGCGAATTCATACCCTAATTTGCATAGTTCAGGTAGTGCTTTACAAGGTGCTGCGTATGCTGATGCACGAGGATTTTTTCTTTTGCGAAGAAATAATTCTACGCAGATAATAATGTCAAGGAATGCAGTTAATTCTACACTTTCGCAAAATTCAACAATTAAAACAACAACTCCAATCGCATTAGGAGCATTGCGGCAACCAAGTACAAGTTTTTTTAGTGACCGTGAAATTGCTTTTGCTTCAATAGGTGACGGCTTAACAGACACCGAAGCATCTGATTTCTATGATGCAGTTGAAGCATTTCAAACAACCTTAAGCAGAGAAGTATGATAGGCTATATTTTAACAAAACAAGAGCAACGTAAAATTCAAGGAGTATTTTTTGCTCTTGATATTTTCTTTAATTGTGTTGAAGATATTAATGGAGAGTGGTTCTTGTTTTTAAGCGAACAAGATAAAGCGTTATTGACTCAAGAGTATTTATACCTATTAGATTTGCCACAAGGCGAATATGTACCACCACCAACACCAGACCCATTCCAATGAGATTCCCCGTGACATTTGAGCAATTCACCAAGAACAGCGAGAAGGCTATCACCTACCTTTTGCTTTTTGTTGTGACGTTTTTATACATCAGAGCAGAGAGGCAGAGCAACCTTGCAACGGCTCAATGCGAAAAGCGATTGGTAAAATGTGAAACCGAACTGAAGAAAATGTCGGCTATGTTAAAAACACAGGACTCGTTGTGTTCTGCGTTGGTGACTGAGATTAAAATCTACAAAGCATTAGGAAAGATATGAAAGGCTTAGCAATTTTAGCAATACTCGCTGTTATCTTGGCATTGTCAACAGAAAAGCCCACGATAGAGGATGAAGTAGCGGAGCAGATAGAGGAGAGTCAGAAGATGCACGATTCAGCGATGATAGAACTCAAACGACTACATGAAATAAACGACTCACTTTTAGAACTAAGATTTGGAAAATGATAGAAAGAATATTTAAGAATTGGAAAACAACGGCTTTAGGTGTTCTACTGGTCACGGGTTCATTGATATTGGTCGGAATAAACAAAGCAACACTCACAGAGGCAGGGGCGTTCATAGTCGCTGGTGTTGGGTCTATATTTGCAAAAGATAAGAAAGATGAAGTGGGTAATAATTAAAGAAATAGAAGGCGAAGGATACATAGTTGAGGATTGCTGCGGTGATACTCATTTTGTTACATACGAAACATATAAAAGAGTAAATGGAAAATAACTTCATACGGATCAACTTTGCGGAAAGCAAGATTCCCATTTTCAAGGAGAACAAAGCAAAAGGCTTCTTGACATACGGGCAGGATAACGCTTACCCACAGATGTTGATTGACTTGTTTAACAGCTCACCCAAACACGGTGCGATTGTTACTCAGAAAGCAGACTTCATAGCCGGTGATAAAACCGAGATAATCGCATACAACACAGAGGACATTGCAAAGGCAAACGATGCTCTTGATTCAATTAACGCATACGAGGACTTTGACAGCCTTAAAAATAAGATCGCTCAGGATTTAGAGTTGTTTGATGGTTTCGCTCTTGAGATAATTTGGAACAAAGCAAAAACTAAAATAGCTGAGATTTATCACTTGCCGTTTCAGAATGTCCGCCACTCGTTAGATGGTCATTATTTATACGCTGAGGATTGGTCAGATAGAAAAGTAAAGCCTGACCATTATTACGCTTGGAATCCCAACACGAGAGAATCTAAGCAGGTCTATTATTTTAAGATGTACAAGGCAGGTTGTGGCGAATATCCAACAGCACCATACCAATCAGCTCTTAAGTACATAGAAATAGACACAGAGATTGCAAACTTCCATTTGAACTCTATCAAATCGGGCTTTTCTGCTCAGACTCTTTTACAATTATTTAAAGGCATTCCATCACCAGAAGAAGCTCGACAGACAATCAGAAGATTTAAAGACAATTTTAGCGGCACAGATAACGCTGGAAGCATCATCATTCAGTTTAACGATCCGAATGAAACTCCTTCAGTAGTTAACAACCTTGCACCGTCAGACTTTGACAAGCAGTTTGACATTCTCAACAACACAGTACAAGAGGAGATTTTGATGAGTCACCGAGTTACTTCTCCGATGCTTTTCGGTATAAAAACAGAGGGGCAACTTGGAGGGCGTAACGAGTTGATTGAAGCGTTTGAAGCGTTCCAAACTTCATATATTGAGCCAAGACAGAATCAGATGGATAGAGCCTTGAGTTCTATATTCAAATACATCTCACCTGTTAAGCTTAAAACTAAGAACAAGCCACCGATAGGACTTGACTACGTTGAGTTATTTGAGAAAGGCATCATAGACAGAGATGAGGCAAGAATCGAGTTAGGGATGTCAGCCACAACAGCAATGTCTGAACAAGTAAAATGTGAGAGCTGTGAGAATCCTTTTGGATGGGATGATGACAAAGATTTGAAAGTATTCGCTGAGTTTGGTGAAGATGCTGACAATTTTGAGTCTGTACCCTTGGAGTTCGGAGATGCTCTACAAGCGATGATTTTGCAGTGGTTGTATAGTAACGAGGGTATCACCTTAGAAACGCTCTCTAACAACATTAAGAAGCCTGTGGAGGAGATAATGAGAGAAGTAGATGATATGGCACAGAGAGGCTTAATTGAATCTGTTGATGATGGTTTTAGAATCACACCTGAGGGAACAACAACTTTAGAAAATTCCAATGTTGGAACAGAGATTGTGACTCGTTACACTTACGAGAAAGCACCGGGTATTAGCGGAGGCGATTTGTTGCCTACATCTCGTGACTTTTGTCAGAGAATGATACGTTTAAACCGAGTTTACACAAGAGAAGAAATCGACCAAATATCTGTTATACTTGCACGAGAGTATAACGACCCAGGTTATTCAGCTTGGAAAAGACGAGGCGGATGGATGACCATTAAAGGCACAACCACTCACGTTCCATATTGCAGACACATTTGGCAACCACAACTATTAAGAAGAAGAATCAATGGCTAATTTTGTATATTTTGTATCCGTTACCTACTTAAAGGATAACACACCAATCAACGAGAACTTAGACGATAAGCTTCTCAAAGCAGCGATTAAAGAGGCTCAGGAGATTTACATTCGTGATGTGATTGGGTCGGGTATATATGACGAGCTGCAAGACCAAGCCTACAACGGTACACTAACAAGCGATAACACCACTCTGTTAGATTCATACATTGCACCTTGTTTGAAGTATTACTCACTTACGGAGTCGATGCTTCCGATGACATTCAAGTTTATGAATAAGTCTGTCGCTTCTCGTAACTCTGAAAACGCAACACCTATAACAACAGGTGAGTTGACACAGATAGAGCAACGTTACAGAGATAAAGCAGAATACTATGCGGAGCGATTGAG